CTGTAAAACACCCTCATACAATTCCGACTTTTGAAGAATGTAAAGGAAAATATTTAGGTATGACCAGTTTCTTTGGTGGAGCGGCATTTTATTTTATTCTTCAAAATTCTGGAGAACTGTGGTCATGGGGTGATTATGGTCGAGTAGATTTTTCTTGTAGAAAATGCAAATACGAGAAAAAATATTGGAACAATGAGCCTTGTATTAATTGTTGTGGATGCGATAAATTTGAAGAAAAGGATTAAATAATGGGATATTATTATAAATTTATTCGTCCTTGGGATATGAAAGTTATAGCCGAAGGAAAATATTCAGGAATGCCTTTTTTCTGGGATATACCTGTTGAGATTCCTTTATATCGAGACGATGATCCTAAAATGACAATTGACTATACCGCAACAGGAATAATGGACAGAGAGTTGGCGAACAGATTGCAGAAACATATGGTGGTTAATAATACATTGTTTACTGATTTAATGGACGAATATAATACAGAGTGCTTAATATTTAGAATCGAATAAGGAGTTTGAGAGATGACAAAAGTTAAAGAAATGACAGCAGATAAAGCGCATGTTGTAGCAGATGTAATGTCTATTATGTATGGTAGTGTAACTATTTTGGCAAATATAAGAGAATGCGCTTTAAAAGGACGGTATTATTATCAAACTACAAATGTAAGTGATGCAACTATAAAGGAATTACGAGAATTAGGATATGTAGTAACACAAGGTTTGGGTGATGTTCATTGGGTTATGATTGAATGGTGAGGTGTTGTAATGATTCTGAAACCTGCATATAAAATGCATCAGATAACATCAGAGTGTATAGACTCGTGTGAAATTGATGATAATATTGCTCAAGGTATAAAAGAGCGGGCTAAACAAAGAAAATTTACTTATTGGGTTCAAGGTGAATTAGATGAATTAACCAAACAAAAATTACAGTGTATGCGATATACAATTGGTATAAAGCATATTGGCGATAAGATTATTACAAGGATTAGTTGGTGAGGTGAAAATATGGGTTTTAAAACAGCTGCTGAAATGCGAGAAATTACACAAGAAAGTATTATGTCTGATATTGAGAACATATTGCAAGAAATGGAAGCGTGTGCTAAAGAGGGAAAAGATCAGTATGCATTTGAAGGTTCATTAACAGCTATACAAAAAGAGAAGCTTAAAGAACTAGGATATCAAGTACAGACAGGACAACAATATAACGTGCCTTGGGCTATTATTAGTTGGTGAGGTGATGGAAATGGCAATAATGAAAATAATTGCAATATGTATTATTATATATGAACTTTGCTTAAATTTTATAATTGTTCCAATAATTAAGAAATGGGAAAAAACAAAAACAGACGAACAACTTTTTATTGAACATCCGTATTTTCTTTCAGGAATTGCTTTAGGACATATAGTTGAAATTATTGCTGCTGTAATATGTATTTTGGGTTGGTTATTTGTAAAATAGGAGTTGAAAATTAAATGAATAGTGATATAATGATAGATGTGGTCAAGAAAGTGTTTTCTACATATCAGCCCGGAGATATGGGGTTAGATTTAAGAGATGTTATTGCCGCACAAGAAGAAATAATTAAAATGCTTGAGGCAAATAAATGGCATTATGATGATCCACCAGAGTCTGGAGACTATATTGTTAAAAGATGTGATGAGAGGCATTATGAATATCCTATTATTGTAGATTTTTATGATGATGTTGTAGGTTGCTGGGACTCAAGTGACTATGATGTAGTTTGTTGGAAACCAATTTATTATGGTGATATAAACGAAAAGGAGATTGTAAAATTTGGCTGATAAATATGTTAAGCTTGATGATGTTATTAAAATGTTTTGTGCGATTGACTGTGGTTGCTCTTTTCCTTGCGCAACTGTTGAAGAATGTAAAGATATCAAGCGTTTTCGGTCGTTGACAACCATAGATATTGAAACAAACAAACATCATTATTGTGAGTTTTGCGAAAATCATGAAGACGGTGATACATTATACGAAATGTCTGATTGGGATGGTGGTATTGAATTTAATTATATAAGAAATATTCACTACTGCCCTATTTGTGGTAAAAAGTTAAAAAAGGAAAGATTGGAATTTTAGTATGATAATTAATTGCAGAAACTGTAAAAATAGATATACAGATAATTGTCCTATGTATTTTGAAGAATATGTGGAATGGGACGATGATGGTTATCATGAAAGTGATTATATCGTACATGATAATACAGTGGATGCAGGATTCTGTGATCGAGGTGAAGAATGTTAGGATATAATATACAAATTCTTCCAGATGCATTATTGGGAGAAAACTCTTATCTTGTACAGGCTCGTATTCACAAAAAGAAACGCATTAATAAAAAATGGGCTAAGAGATATGGATATATAACAAAATATAAATCATTTAATATAGTAGTATTTAATAACACTGTATTTATGACGAAACAAACATTTCAAAGTTTACAAAGGGGAATTAAAAATGAATCCGAAGGAAATAATTGAAAGATGTAATAATATGATAGTGCGTTTGGAAGATGAAGCTTATGGTGAACAAAATCCAGAAGCTATTAAAGATATTAATACTCTTAATGAGATCATTGAAATTGTAGAAATGCGTGTGCCTCTCAAGCCTATGCAACCAGAGATGGATATACATGATGGTGTTATTATTCCTTGTGGTTATTGTGGTGGGGAAGTGCAAAGAATGCATGATTACTGTCCGTGGTGTGGGCAGAGAATTGATTGGAGTAAATAATATAAAATTATGTTTTTTAATATTATTATGTTTTACTGCTATATTAAGGAATCTTAAAGAAATTGATAAAGGCAATAATTTGTATATTGTTATAAAAGCAGATGATTTTGAAAAAACAATTGATGAGGGAGTATGGTTTAAGTAAGTGGAGAAAAAGAATGAATCTTGATGATGTAATTAGAGATTACGGTCAATATGCCATTGAATGTCGAATGTTAGTCAGTGCTGAAAAAGGTGATTGTGTGGCTTTAAAAGATGAAGCAACAGAATATGAGCAATTGGTGGATTGGTTAATTGAATTAAGAATGCTTAGAGAGAAAGTACAATTATTATTAGAAAAACAGAAAGCAAAAAAACCCGAAATGATTTGGGACACAACATTTGGGAAAGTCAGACCGCACTGCCCTGTTTGCAGAGCATCGAATTCAATAGGTTCAAATTACTGTTGGAATTGTGGTCAGCATTTTAAAGTGGAGGAAAATAATGATGGATGAATTAAAAAGATGTCCATTTTGTGGAACGTCTCCAAGAACTGAGGTAAGAGTTACAAAAATGGGTGGGACAGAAGATCAGATTGATTTTTCGATTCATTGCACTAATTGCGGGATAGATAAAACGGTAAGATTAAAGATTACTGTGTACGCAGATTTTACAGATGTTAATAAAGCGCAAGCAAAAGTTATCGAAGCATGGAATCAGCGAATAGAGGAAGAAAAAAAATGAAGCCAAATGAAGCAAGCAAAAAATTAAAATTTCATTCGAAACAGATATGCCACGGTTGTATACATCCGTCTATGGTTGGATGGTGCGAGAATCACTGCCAGTTGCCAGAGGCATTTAAAATGGCTATTTCCGCACTGGAATTTAGAGAAAGATACGACAATTTCTGGGAAGAGGTAAAGGCGGCAGGAATAAAAGGAAAAGAAACTGAGATACATCATAGTGGTCGTGTGTTCAGAATCAGGGAGGTGGCACAATGACAGACTCAATGACATACAGAGAAGCAATTGACATTTTGCGTGTAATTAACCCTCCTCGTGAAAGTAAAAGGATTTTTGATGAATTTATACAAGCGCGTGACATGGCTATCAAAGCATTGGAAAATCAGGAGCGCGAGACTCAAGAAAAGCCGTTTCCGTTTATTGTTGGGCAGCCAGCAGAAATGTTCATTGATGGCAAATGGGAGAAGGGAAAAATTGTAGCAGGATATAGGTTCAACGATGGCGTAGTTACCATCGAGACAGAAGATGGTAGAAGACTCTGGTGCGGACAGGATAGAACTGACATTTACCGACCTTATCAGGAGGAAGAAGCATGAGCCGAGCATTGAAATGTGATATTTGCGGAACATTTTTTGATTACAACAGTAAATACATTGGTATAGCTATAAATCGTTATAACCGTTATGACACAGAAATGGTAAGAAAAGAAAATACGCTTCTTGAACCTACTGACATGTGTCCAGATTGCTACAACGCTATCATGGAGACTATTGACAAGCGCAGGAAAGCACATCATACGGAGGATGAAGCATGAGCAATTATGCCAGATGGAAAGACGTTTTTCATTATGGATTTGGCTATACGGTTTGTCCATACTGCGGAGATGAGACACCTTGGTACAACCCTGTATCCACAAGGTTCCAAAGTGATTTAAAGAACAACCAGCGTGAATACTGTCCCAAATGCGGCAATCGAGTTTATGCAAGAGAAGGGTGGATCATGAATCAGCCACCAGAAGCGGAGGGAGAAAATGAGTGATTATATCAGCAGGGAAGAGGCAATAGATGCGGCAACGCAGGATTCTACAGAAAATAGAACGCATTCGTTCAGAGCGGGGCAAGCAAGGTCGGCAAGCAGAATCAAAGCCCTTGAACCTGCCGATGTTGCACCTGTGGTGCATGGCAGATGGAAATATAGGGGAGTATGTGGTATTAAAGACAATATTACCATCAGAAGATATAAGTGCTCTGAATGTCGTGAAGATATTGTTTGCGATTGTCCGTATATTTTTTGTCCCTACTGCGGCGCAAAAATGGATGGAGATGATAAGTATGAATGATTATATCAGCAGACAGGCGGCGATTGAAGCGCTGAGAGACGCAGAAAACCATGCTTTCAATTCATACTATCAAGGATTGATAAAGGCTCATAAGATTATTGCAGACTTGCCACCCGCACAGCCAGACTTAGGGAAATATGAATATCATTATGACCACACAGATTGTATCTGGTATCGATCAGAAGCAAGGAACAGATGCCCTACAACCTGCGCACAGTACCGTGACGGGTGGAACGATGCAATGAATTATATATTCCGTGACGGCGAAGGGTACAGACCGTTCAGGAGGGACAAGAAGTATGAAGGATGAATATATCCGTAGAGAGGATGCGGTAAATATTGCGGAATCTTACGAAGTTAAAATAGATGGATTTTGTTTGGATGATTATGAATATGGAAGAGATCAAGTAGCCCACAGTATTGCAAGTGATTTGGAAGATATTGTTGCCGTAAATGCTGTTCCTGTTGTATATGGGGAATGGATACACGATGGACATCATAGGAGGTGTAACAGGTGCGGTACGTACTTCTGCAACACAGACAGGGAAGGGGATACAATACCAGATAACTTCTGCCCCAAATGTGGAGCAAGGATGAATAGAGAGGAGTAAATATGTACGAAAATATGTATAGTAAATGGCATAGAACTGCCCATCAGATAGATGCTTATGATTATTATTTTGGTGATAAAAAAGAAAAAGAGGAAGAACCCGAAATTTGCCCGTACAGCGGATGTCATGGCACGGTAGGAAAAGACGGATACTGTAATAATTGCGGTAGGAGAATTCATTAATGGAGAAGAGTAATATGAGAACACGAGAAGATGCAAGGATTTATAAGCGGCTGAATGTTTATGATCTTGATGAGGGCATCGGAGACTTGCTTGAAGCAATAGATGAAGAATTAGATGAAGAATTAGACTTCGAAGAAGAGGATGGAGAGGAGTGAGTAGGATGGAATTCCTTAAAGCGATTTTGGCAATGTTTCTGTTTATGCTCTTTGTGATGGTTGTATGTGCAAAAGGTGATATACCTCTTCCGTCTAACGATACACAAGTTTTATCACTTGCAATCATAGCGGCAGGAGCATTAGCACATAGCGAAAAGTGAGAGAGGAGTGAGAATATGAGTACATCGGAACTTGCGGCTTTTGGGCTGTTTGGTGTTTCTTTTATCGGATATATGGTAGTCACTGCACTGATCGCGGCTATAGCCGCGCGTGACGATGTGGATTTTTTTGGTACTGCTGCATGGTTGACGGGAGCAATCATATTTGCCGTTGCTATGATGATTTCATACGGAAAGTAAGAGAGGAGTAAGTAGGATGGATGAAGGGAAATCCACAGAGCAGGGAAAGGCAGAACTGTTTCAGAAAGCCGTGTATTTCTTTATTGGTTTTTCGATATTCGTGCTCATATTATGCGGAGTTACGATTATAAATTAAAGGAGTGAGAGTATGATACCTATTGTTGCATTTTTTATAGCTGGATTATTCGTTGGACTAGTAGTGGGATTTTTTATCGGTTGGCTTTTTATGTGTATTATCGTTGCACTGAACGTTAGGAGTGAGAAGCATGGACTTTAAAACAGTAGTGATTGCCTGTCTCGTATCTGCACTTGCAGGATTTGCGGTCGGTTATTACACGGGCGGCGAGTATATGTGGCGTATTTTCATGAGGCTTAATCGCAGATTGACAGACGAGGAAATCAGAAAATTTCAGGAGAAGATTTACGGGAAGGAATGAGTATGGGAAAGTATATAGTCGAATTAAAAGATAGGGAGACGCTTTACAAGGCGGCGATTAAAAATGGGGAGCCGTATGTGACGATTGCATTAGGTAAGCCTTATATCGAACCCGATCTTGAACAAATTAAAAAAGAGGCGTATGAGAAGGGGCAAAAAGATCTGAGAGAATCATGTGTGCCACAAGATGAAGAAGCATATGGTATCGGATATCATGAAGGCTTTCAGCAGGGACTTGGTTTAGCATGGGAAGCGGCAAAAAAGATTTGGGAGTATGACTTAACCACTCTCAGGGAAATTTTCGGTGAAGGAATTATGAGAATGGATTTTTTCATGAAATTTACCGCTTCTGAAGTCATCGAAGAGATTCGTGCATACGAACAAGCGCAGAAAGAAAAGGAACTTGAGCAGGAGAAGGAAGAAGAGAAACCATTCAGCGTTGACGAATTTATGCGTCAGTATTTGGATAAATTCTGTAAAAGCCAAAGATGTCAATATTGTGTTCTTAATACAGACGATTTTACGTGTGGGCGTGGGTATTATTTCACCACTGCTGATAGTCCTGTATCTGATGAGGAAGTCAGAAGGGCTTATGCAGAAGTTATGAAAAAATGAGGTAGGAGTTTATATGACAAACGAAGAAATAAAACAAACTATAAATAATCTTCAAACTCAATATGAAAATGTGCATATTCATAGAGAAAGTAATTGCTGCACTTTTGATGTTTGGGGGAGTACAAATAATGTAAATAACACTACCAATGAGTGGACTAAAAATATAATTTATACTAATGAAGATGTATTATGTATTAAGAACGTGCTACATGGCGTTGTAATGGATGAGCGTGATAATATTTATATATATAATATAAAAGTATCTTCAGTTAGTGTTAGATCAAGCGATTATTGGGAAGATGGTATGGTTATGGAATTTTTGCACAAAGATGGTACCACAACTTGTTTAGAATTCTTTAATTAATTGGAGTGTATATGAAATCTATCAAACGTATTGAAGCAGAAAATCCTGCTGCACGAGTTATTTGTACTCATATTTTTGTAACTATGGTTAAGAGTAATCCAAATAGATATAATAAAACAACTGGATATGGGGCATTTCATAACGGAGAAGATATAGTGCCTATAAGTATATGGCGCGAAGATATATCTATTGATGATCCAGCATACGAGGCATATCCTTATGTTTTATGGTTTGACAAGAGGTAATTAAATATGATAGTATATGTAATTGAAGAAGGGCGTTATAGTGATAGAGGTGTCGTAGCTGTTGTTGAGACCGAGGAAGAAGCACAGTTATTATGCGATACCATAAATCGGCATGCGACTATGTATGAAAACAGCGCTACTTATAAACCATATGATACTAAGCAATTTCAAACAAAAAAGATACGTTACACTGTTGATTTTACTTTTGAAAATAAACCTGATGTACAAATTGATGTTATCGGTATTTATGATAGATATGATCATTCTGTAATGGAATACCCTGGATTTTTTATTATATATGCGGACACTCCAGAACAGGCATTAAAAATTGCGTATGATATGCGTGCAGAAGCCGAGGCAGAAAGGAATGGATTATGTTGAAATTTGAAGATTTTAAATATTGTGATGGAGAGAGGTGTTTATGTTGGTATCGATATAAAAGAGATAATCAATATTTTGAGGCAACGTTGTCTTTCTGCTTTGATTTGTCAAAGGATGATGCTTGGTATCAGATTGTTATCGGAGAGTGTCTTGAAGACGATTATAAAGAGATGGAGACCTTTAAATTTAATAGGCTGAAAGACGCAATTGCTTATTGGAACGGGTATTTCGGAGAGGATGTAGACAATGAGTTACATTTCACAGTATGAGAAAGATATGGATTATGCGTATGATCAGATTCAGAAAGCAACAGCGAACGCTTGGAATATGTCCGAATATAAAACGATTCAGGCTTTAAATGTGTTGTTACAACTGACTGGAAGTATGTATAAGATGGTTGCAGAGATTGGAGACAGGATAAATGGAGAAAGCGAATAGGAATGTTTATATTCCTCAATGGCATGTTGAAGAGATCTTATATTTTCTTCGTGGGCATATCATTGAAGGAGACGTTACACAGAAACAGTTAATTACTGCTATTGATACGTATCTGGCTGAATTACAAGAAGCTGAGACTGAAGAATATGTGTTGGGGGAGAATAAAGAATGACTTTTTTTATTGGATTTATATGTGGATGTTTGGTTATGACAGTAGTTGCTATAGTTATTATGGAAGATATAACACGAGGTGAATAATGAATAGATTGGATGAACTGGTAGAGGAATATAGTCTGTCTTCTTCTCATTGTCGATGGTCAATGCCAGTAATATTCTTATCTGGCGCTATGACTGGATTATCTGAATTAGAACAGAAAAATTGGCGTAAATATTTTATCGACCATTTTGAAGGAACATATTACATTATCGATCCTACTGTTTTTGATGCAGAAGATGAAGATAAAGAGACGCAAGAGTTGGGACATGTATATGATTTATACGGAATAATTAATTGTGATTATTTTATTGTGAATCTTAATAAGGCAGCACAGTCTGTCGGTACATGTCAGGAGATTATGTTTGCATGGCTTTTAAAGAAGCCAATTATAGGTTTTTGGGAATCCAAAGATTTAGTACAGCCATTGCATCCATGGATCGAAAATAAACTCACTAATAAGATGGTATCAATTGATACTGTAAGAATGTATTTACAGTTAGAGTATAGCAAACGTAAAGCGAAGGAGTTAAGAAATGAGTAAGAGATTTTGTATTTTTCAACCGTCACTTTTTAAGTATCATCCTGAAGAGTCAGGAAGTAGTACTGCAATTATTGAATATGATGATAAAGGTAATGTTGCACATTGTGTAATTATTGATACTGGTAGCGCGGATTGTGATGCGCTAAAAGCGTATCAATCTATTATTAAATCTGGAGAGGTTGATGCTGTTGTATTTACACATCCACATGAAGACCATATGGGGGATACAACAAGATATACAAAGGCGTTTAAAGTAAAATCTTTTTATCTTCCATCTAAAGAACCATTTTTGTATCACTCTTCTCTTAAAGGTCGTGCGAATTATATAGATAAAATTCGTAAGCAGTGTATCACAGAATGCGGTGAAGAGAATGTTCATTATATTATAGAAGGTGATGGCTTCAAACTTGGTAATATTAAATGCAATGTAATTTTTAGGTCTAATTACAAGAAACTAAAAGAGGTAGATTCGCATCATTATGTAAATAATACATCTCTTGGTACGTTGTTTACTCTGACAGATATTCATGGTCGCACATGGACTTATTATGGTGGTGGCGATAACGCAAAAGAAGCAAATAATCAGTTTATTGAGCGATATGGAAAGAATCCGCTAAAGCCTGATTTTGTACATGTACAGTGGCATGGAGATCAGGATGCAAGCAGTTTAGCGTTTTGTAAAGCTGTGGGCGCTAAGTATGGTCTGTTAGACTATCATAGCAGTTATAAAAGTTCTGGGCGCACAATGGTTATTAATAGATTTAATACGGCTGGTTGCCGAGTGCTTGGAAATTATTTGTATGGAAATATTACATGTGATATTTATGATGAAGGTTATGCCTCTATTTACGCAGAAAAGAGTCTTACTAAGATTAAGTGGATTAAGTATAAAGCTATTAACAGACAGCTTAATTTGATCCAAACTACGGCATACGCATGCAAGGTATTTGCTGGTGCTTATGGTAAAGACCCTCAGCGTAGTAATACTCTTATTGCTTTGTTTGGTGCCAATAATGCTAAGGCGATTCAGAACCGAGTTAATATTTTAAATAAAGATAAGATGGCTTTAAAATATGCTTTTGCAGCTGCGATTATTAATGGATATTTTGGCTCTGGTGACGCTCGTGCTAAAGCACTTGGAGATTATCGACAAATGGGTCAGGGTGCCGTTGATGAAGTTAATCGCAGAAAGAAAGTTAGTCTTGATGTTCTTGCAAAAGAAATTGGAAAGGGTGCTTGGGGTGATAATGCTGGCGTTATTAGAGTACTTACTACTTTTAAAAAGTATGAGTGGTCTAAAGTGTTAGAAGCTTGCAAGAAGAATAATGTAAAAATTAAATGGAGTTGATTTGTTGTAATGAATGTTAAATGTTACAGAAAAAGATTGATTAACAGGATTAAATACTTCTTTTTGTCTATTTTTAAAAAAGAATATGTATTGGAGCAAAGCAAGGAAGAGATGATTAAGAGGTGGCATGCAAATCCGATGACATTTATGCAGGATTACTATGGCACTACTCTTCCACCCCTTGCGGGGTTCAGGTTAAATATTGCTAGTAAGATTATGGAGATTAATGATCGGAGGAATAAGTATGAGTAATAAGTTGAAGAAAGTAGATTATACTGTGCATTGGGTAACTGATTATGATCCGAAAACTAAAAAGCAGATGTCTAAAAAGAGAGAATTTATTAATGGTATGTGTGATGCTCACACTCATGGTTTAGATAAATATGGGTCATATGAATTGCAAATTGTAATTGATGCTCCAGATGCTTATAGTTTTCTATTTGAAAAAATTGCTCGTCAGATTGCTTCAGGTCAGTTAAAGTTAGAAGACGGTATGATTCTTAAAGGAATGTTTAGCGATGGTGCAGATTTGCGTGTGGATAAGCATCTTCAGTATATTAATGGATATGCTGAAAAACCAGAATATGTGTGGCGTTTGATTATTCCTGACGGAGAGTTCAAGATGCCTGAAGAATCAGAAGAAGTGCCTTATTGTTTCCAGACATTAGAGCCAACTAGAGATTATTGGAAGACAGTGTATAAATTAGAAGGTAAAGAATGGCCGGAGGATTGGGACTAATATGGCAGATGAGAAGAAGCCCTTTAAGAAACTTACATGGAGACTAGCTGCTATTGCTCGTTGCAGACAATGTTCACTTAGTGCGGCTAATTCTAAAAATTGTACAGTACAGGGGTGCGCTTTGTACCCCTTCCGTACTGGTAAACCGCCTAAAAAAGATATAAACGCATTGGATTTGTTGGTTTTTGATGATGATCCCTCTTCTGTTATTTTTAGGGTTCGTAAGAACAAAGAAGGTGAAGATGATGTGGTAGCAACTAATAAAGAGTATCCTGCATATATCGAAGATGACGAGTTGGATGAAGATGATGAAGATTCTGAAGAATAATGTAAAAAAGCGCTTGACTTCATTGGTGGAATCTGTATAATAGTCTTTAGCAAGTGATAATTAAATACAATGTTATGAGGTATTACTAATGCAAGAAACTATTAAGAAACATCCTTCTTATGGCATGTTGAGTTTTCATCGAGTTACTGGAGCAGCTACTCCATTATTTGGTAGTTCTATTCAGCACAGAGATACCATTCGATTAACTCTTAAAGAAGGAGAAGTAAAAAGGTCATTAAACAAGGATTGGTATTTTGGTGGTAAGCAACTTTTTGAAGTCGAAATGTCATTGAGCCAGTTTGCAGAACTGATTACTTCTTTAAACATGGGAGATGGAATTCCTGTTACTATTTTATCTACAGAAGCACAAAAGAGAATTGAACCTTGCCCTTTTGAAAGTAAAACCGAACTTCATCAAAGAGAATTTCAGGAACATCTTAGAAAGACTTATGAAAAAAGTCGGGTATTGCTTCGACAGGTTAAAGAGCGGTTTTCTGATAAAAAGGCTTTGACTAAAAAAGAGAAAGAAGAGATATTATCTACTCTTACTACTCTTTCATATGATATTGGATCAAACGTTGATTTTCAACTTAAACAATTTCAGGAACAAATGGAGAAGACAGTTCAGGAAGCTAAAGGTGAGATTGAAGCGTTTTATCAGAACCGTTTGATGGAAGCTTCTAAACAAGGTCTGCAACTTCAGGGGAATCCAGTTGATATGATTGAAGTTGGTGATAATTAAATATAGTATTTAATAAAGGTGGTTAATATTGGGATATAAAAATGATAAATATATAGTATATATGCACATTTCTCCCTCAAATAAAAAATATATAGGGATTACCCATCAAAAACCGTCTTTGCGTTGGCGAAGTAAAGGGCAAGGATATAAACAAAGTCCTGTATTTTATGCGGCTATTCAAAAATATGGTTGGGAAAATTTTACACATTTAATATTATGTCATGATTTAACATATGAAGAAGCTTGCAAAAAAGAAAAAGAATTAATTAAATTATATAATACGCTTGTTCCTAATGGCTATAATGTTGATGAGGGTGGTTATCAGGGGACATGTTTCAAACATGGTATTATTGCTTTCAATGAAGCTAAGGAATGCTTAAAATTTGACAGTATTACAGATGCCGCAGATTATGTAGGAGTGATTCCCTCTTCTATTTCACATGTAATAGGTACACCTAGAAAAGTTGGGGGGTGGTTTTATATATACGCAAGTTAATTATGAGGATTTAGGGGAAGAACAACAAGAAAAGATTATAAATGCTTTGAACAAATATAAACCATATAAGCGTACAGTATATGTATATAAATATGACACTCATGATTTTGTGGGAAAATTTGATTCTGTTATAGAGGCAGCTAATTATACAAACACGAGACGCCCTGATGTTAGTTCTATGATTAATAATTCTAATTCAAGAAGTCGTAATGGATATATTTTTTCATTAACCCCTGTAAATGACTTTTCTTCTTATATAAGAAGGACTAATGAAAAAAAGCAAGTGGTATATATTTATAAAAATGCATTGTTGTATAAACAGGTAAATAGCAGAAGTCAAGCTGCAAAAATAACTGGTATTTCGATGAAGGACATATATTCTGCTGTTAAAAATAATTCTTTAACATCTATACAAGAATATAATTTTTTTGATCATGAATTAGAAGAAAGTGAGCGTAGACGTATTAGAAGTGATCGTTATGCAGATATGCGCCGTACATATCATTGTTATGATGATAATGGTAAATTATTGCGAACTTTCTATAATATTAAAGACATATGTATTTTCATAAATAAAGAAGAAAAGTATGGGAAGCATGGATTAAGCGGTTTGTATGCAGCTGTGAAAGACCCTTATCATAAAACATTTTTCGGATATCGCTGGAGTGCCGGTGATATTCCACTTAGTGATATACCCCCGTTATACAAAAAGAGAACCGAAACTATCCATGTAGGCGATAGGGTTAAAAAGATAACATTTAAAGAACCTATTTTGAAAACCACGAAGTCTACTAAGCAAATTGAAATTGATGGAGTCTTTCATACTATATCTGAATGGGCTAAAATATCGGGAACAAATAAAAATACTATTAGAGGAAGACTACGGCGGGGTTATTCACCTAAAGAGGCTGTTTTTAGAGAAGTTGGTAAAAATTTATACCCAGTAAGTAATGGCAAGGAATTGTATGTAACGCTAGATGGCGAGACAAAGAAATTTACAGAATGGTGTAAACAGTATGGAATTAAATATGAATCTGCTCGTTCTAGATTAAACCAAGGAATGTTGTATGAAGAAATTTTTACAAAACCAATTCAAAAACATAGGGATGGGCTTATAATAAATGGTGAATATCATAATATTAAAGAGTGGTCTGTTATCTCAGGAATTAAACCGAGTACTATTTATAATAGATTAGCAAGAGGGGCATCACCCGAACAAGCGGTGTTTAAAGAATTGCATCAAGGTAAAAAACTAAATAATTCAATTAAGGAGTATAAAAATGAACAAAAGAAAGAAAATTCTAATGATAATTGATATGCAAAATGATTTTATCAGTGGCGTTCTTGGTACTCCAGAGGCACAGGCGATTGTACCAAAGGTGGTTGGAAAGATTAAAGCCAACAATTATGACCGTCTAGTATTTACTTATGATACACATGACGGTAATTATCTTCAAACTAGAGAAGGACGTCATTTGCCAGTTCCGCACTGTCAGACTATAAAGGGTGAGGCTCTAATAGATGAATTTGATGAGATATTTGATGAGAAACTTACCCCATGGTTTAAGGGGAAAGAAGGATATAATATTCTCGTCAAAGAGAATTTCGCCCTTGAAGATAATATTTGGAGAGAGTTTGTTCATATTCTGAATCGATCTTTAGATATGTACGTCTCTCTTGATTATAAAGGAGAAGACCTTGAATTTGAACTGATAGGACTTTGCACAGATATCTGTGTAGTCTCTAATGCTTTTGCACTTCGTCAAGCATTTCCTGAAGCTGAAATCATTATTGATGCATCGTGTTGCGCTGGTACTACTCCAGAACTTCATAGAGCAGCATTGATGACTATGAAGTCTTGTCAAATGAATATTATTAACGAGGACATCTAAATGGCTAAATATGAAGACCAATGCCTCTTCGCTATTACAGCTGATTATCGACCAAATAATGAGAATAAACCAGTTTATTACGTTCTGGCACCAAATCGGCGTAAGGC